AATCACAAATATCAAAAATAGATTATTATCAAAACCCGCAATAACAACAACAAACTCTGTCACCTTCACATTCACTGCGACATCTATTCGTTGTGTTGGGATTATTAAAACTAATCTTCCTGTTGGCGCAACCTATTCATTAGCGAATGGTGCATATAATAGTGGTACAAAAACTACACTTGTTGCTAATCAAGATTTAATCTTTGGATTATCTGCAACGGCATCTGGTACATTCACTGTGACAATTACTAGCACTGCGCCAATTAGTATTGGACGAGTATTTGCTGGTGCAACAATTCAACCTACTGTGAATCATACTGCTGGTGCAGGACTTGGATATACCTCACAATCTACTGTGGAAACATCTGTTGGTGGTGTCGAGTATTTTAAATCAATGCCAATTAGACGTAATTTTAGTTTCACATTAGATTGGCTAACGGATGCTGAAGCCTATCAAACATTAGAGATAATTCGGGTATCTGATATCACAAATGAGGTATTGATAATCCCCGATTATGCAGATACAATATATGGTTATAAGCGTAATTTCATGGGACGATTATCAACGCTTTCTTCTATAAAAAACCCATATGTAAATACTCATCAAGTTGGATTTGAGATTTTGGAGATTGTGTAAATGGCTTTATATTTAGATGCACTTGGTCAAATTGTTGTCGCTAGTTCAATGCCTAGTGGTGGGAGTGTTGTTCCCGCTCAACCATCTTCAAATCTAGTTGATACTGCTCCTTGGTTTAGAAGTCGTGATGACGGGTCTATTCAATGGCATCCCGCTAATTACTATAGTGGTAGTGGTGAAACGTCACTACTTCTCACAGGCATGCTCACAATCCCTGTATCAGTAGTTAATAGTAGCACTACAGGTGTTGTTCCTGTTGGTGGTTTTGCTAATGCGACTGGTACATTTAGAGTATGGCTCGGTACACAAGATGTCACAACACTATGTACTTTTACAGCAGGTACACCAAATAATATCACTGCAAGCATTAATTCATCGACAGGTGTCTATTCTGCAACAGCAATGCCTGATGCACAATCATATGGTAGTATTGTTTTTACCGCATCCTATAAAGGACAATCATTAGTTTTAACCTATGCTGTCACAAAAGCAAAAGATGGTGTGGTTGGTGCAAATGGTGCTAATTTTAGTATTGACCAAGCATCTGCAATATTTAATAAATCATCTTCTGGTGTTGTGACACCTAGCGGGGGTATTCCTTTAACCACAAGTTATCAAAACGTATCTGCTATCACAGGGTATGTGTGGACGAAAAACGGCAATATCATTAGTGGTGTAACTACTTCATTTTATACTATTCCTATTGCCGATTATAATTCAGTAACAACAAACACTTATAGTTGCACAATAACAGGTACAATTAATAATGTTATTGGTGCTACATTAACCGATACCATTACTGTGCCAATGTTACTTGATGGGTCATCAACACCTACAGTTGTGCTATCTAATGAGAACATGACTTTCCCTGCTTCCAATTTAGGATTCTCAGGGATTTCATTTGCGTCAGGTTCATGTGAAATCACAGCGTATATTGGCTCAACACAATTAACCTATAATAATGCAGGTGGAGCTAATACGTTTAAATGTACTGTGAGTGCAACAAACGTCACAGTAGCGGGTGGAACAATTAGTGGTAATAAATTAATCCTTCCTGCTCCAACAGCAATGTCTGCGGATAGTGCGTTTCTTGATATTGCAACCACCATTTATGATTCAACTGGTACGGCGTTAAGTGGTATTCTCGTTAGTCGTGTGACCTATGCATTAAGTCGTGCTGGTATCAAAGGTGATACAGGTGATGCGGTTGATTTCATCTTTGTGCGTAGTGCGTCTCAACCTGCAACTCCCGCTGCGTCAAGTGGTGTACCTAGCTCACCTATTCAATGGTATACTGATGTGGCATCCGTTCCTGCGTCAACAAACCCATTGTGGTCAAGTGTAGGCTTTAAAGCTACTGGTGCATCAAATTATACTTGGGATACACCAAGTCGCATTGAAGGTGCTAATGTTGCAGAAATATCTGTTTATACTCGTGGTGTGCCTACTACAACTCCTACGGGTGGGACGTATAACTTTGGCTACGCATCGCCCATAACAAGCCTACCAACGTCCACTGGTGCAACATGGAGTGCTAATATCCCAACAGGAACGACTCCTGTTTATGTATCACGAGCAGTGGTTTCAGCACCTGCTGGTAATACAACAGCAATCAATATCACTGGATGGTCAACACCTGTAATTAGTTTCCAAGATGGTGTGGATACCACTGCATATTGGATTAGTTGCACAAATTCTTTAAAGCGAAACACAGCACTTGTTTATACTCCAACAACTGTGTCAATGAGTGCATTTAGCAAAACAGGAACTGCAAACCCTGTTGCTTATGCTGGACGTTTTAAGGTTTATGAAAATGGGTCATTAACCGCTAGTTATACCTCTGCATCAGACCAATCAACCTATGCCTATACACCAAGTGCAAATAATCTCACACAATTAAAAGTTGAAGTTTATTTAGCGGGTGGTACAACGACTAAGTTAGATGAGCAAACCATTCCTATTTTGCAAGATGGCTCTAGTGCAATTAGTATTGTGGATTCAAATAATAACGTCACGATTCCAACAGCAAGTGATGGAAGCTCAAGTGGGACTTATCCTAATTCTGGCACAACTATTCAAGTATATGAAGGTTCAACCGCATTAACTTATACGACAGGAACTGTGACAAACGGCACATTCTCTGTTTCTGTGTCACAGAATCCTGCAAGCACAATCACACTTGGTGCAACAAGTGGTAATGCAACAACATCATTTATTATTGCTAATCATAGTAATATGGTTGCTGGTACACACTCTGTGAGTGTTGTATTTACAATTACCGCTAAAAAGTCAGATGGAACATCCGTCACATTAACTGAAACACAAACAATAACTAAAGCCAAAGCAGGTGTGCCATCATATACTTGGACTAAATATGCTACCGATGCGGCTGGAACAGGCTTAACTGATTCACCTACAGGGATGTCATATATCGGTATTGCGGTGAATCAAAGCTCACCAACGGAATCAACAAACCCTGCGTTATACACATGGAGTAAGATATTAGGTGACACAGGTCTTGCAGGAACATCAGTTTATACGGCTACTATTTATTATCAACCTAACTCAGCATCCACACCTCCTGCTCCATCAGGTGGAACATATGTTTTCAATGGCAATGTATTAAATCAACCATCACCTTGGTCTAAAACGATGCCAGCGGCATCACAAACATTACCAACATATCAATGCCAGTTTACCTTTGTTACAAATCCACCGTCAACAACAATAAACAGTACATTAACAGCAGGAACGTGGTCTACACCCACTGTTGTGTCACAATTAGGAATTAATGGCTCAAGTGGTAGCACGGCTGTTAGGGTTTACTTAAAGAATTCAAGTTCATCTGCGGCATCATCTAATCCATCTGGAAACATAACCGCAACAGGTTCGGCAAACGATACTTGGTACACCAATACCCAAACACTTGTGACAGGTCAATTCCAATGGCAATGTGACGGAACATATAATCCAAATACGAATTCAACCACTTGGGGTCCACCTTATTTAACTTTATTTAAAGTTGATACATTATCAGCCTTTACTGTGAATACAGGTGCATTAACTGTTAATAATGCATTAACTGTTTCCACAGGTGGTGTGATTAAATCGGGTATGAGTAACTTTGCCACAGGTACGGGTTATTGGCTTGATTATAATGGAGGTGTGCCTAGATTTAGTATTGGCACAGGTGCATCTGGAACAATGTCAAAAGGCTTATCATGGGATGGTAGTACAGCTAAATTCTTTGGTGGTGGTACATTTAGTGGTGAATTATCTGCCGCATCAGGTACATTTGCTGGTTCTCTTTCAGCCGCAACAGGCTCATTTGCAGGTACAGTTACTGTAGGTTCTTCTCCCGCAGTTAGTGGGACTACTATGACAGGTAGTGGTGCAGTTTTGAACTCTAATGGTACTTTTGCTATAGGTAACTCAACTGCTAATATTAGTTTTAATGGGAGTACATTTACTTTTAATGGTGAAGTTGTAAGTAATACAAACTTAAAAGCTAATTCTACTTCAGCAATATACTCTGGAGCAGGTTCAGTAACATCTTCTTCTTGGTCGGCAGGGGTAAGTCAATACTCTGGGTCATTAGTTGCTTGTGTTCCCCCAACAGGTGGTAGGGGAAACTCTGGTAAAATAGTATTATCTGCGGTTGTTTCTGTTGGTAGTAATAGTGCAACTAACAGAGGTATTAAAGTTGGATTTCAGATAAGCACTGACGGAGGAAGCACTTGGTCAGATATGGATACTGCGTGGGGCGGAGCTACGTTTAGCTACTATATGAACGCTGCAACTTTTACTACGACTGATTTTTTACCTTTAGCCTTTGCAGATACTTTAGGTGGCAACCCTCTTTACCCTATCACTAGCACTACTACTTACCGTATCCGTTGTAAAGTTTCCTTTAATGCTAGTAATACTACAAGCCATACTTTCAAATTTAATCTAATTGCAATGGATTTATACAAATGATTAATTTACTTTATTACAATGAGAATGGAGAGATAGTTCAAACCTTTGGAATCCCAGAGTTTGCAATACCAGCTTATACGCCTCCAGAAGGTTTATTTAAACTAGAAGTTGATATGCCTATTGGAGAAAACACTCACTATGTTGTAAATGGTAAGCTAGTTGAGTTGCCACCTAAACCAGATATAACTTATATATTTGATTATAGCAGTAAAATTTGGGTTGAGAGTCCAGAGATAGCTGGAAATATAGTTAGAGATGTAAGAAATACTTTGCTAACTGAAGCAGATATTCTAATCTTTAAAGCTGAGGATTTAGGACAAGATACAACATTATTAAGGGCATATCGACAGGCACTTAGAGATATAACAATACAACAAGGCTTCCCATTAGACGTAATTTTCCCAACCCTACCACAACAATAGGTATTTAAAATGGCATCAAAAACACTTGCCCAACATAAGTTAATGCTCGCAGCAGCTAATAATAAAGCCTTTGCTAAGAAAGCGGGCATTCCAATGTCTGTGGCAAAAGATTTTGTAGCGGCAGATAAGAAGGCTGGTAAGTTTAAAGCTAAAAAGAAGAAGTAAAGATAATGCCCCGAAAGGGGCATTATTTATTAAGCTATATGACCACTTTTAAGGATACTCGCTAAATCAATAGCACGTCCATAAACTTGTCTTGCCCATTTTGATTTAAGCATCTCTTGTGATGCTTGTGTGAAGCGTCTATTCTCAATTAACTTAATTGTCTTTGTGAATTTACCTAATCCACCCAGACCCATGTTATACCCCATATCCAGCATCACATACTGTGACGTAACAGGTAATTGAGAATACCAACTATATGTCTCATGTAATTGTGCATCCAGTTGATTGCACATTTCACTCACAAAGAATTCCGCCTTTTCTTTTGACACACCTTGGCGATGAATAATCTTAATTTGTCTCGGTGATAATTCCAAAGGATTCTTTGTTAAGTTATAACCATATCCCACAGAGATATCGCCATTTCTATCATGATACGGCATCTTGCGATAACCTTCATGCTCACTTGTACCAATAACACACAAACTTAATACTGCTGCGGTAATCATAAGAGTCTCTCCATTCTTATTTTGTTTTTCATAACATCATTTCCAAACTAAGGAAGATGCAGTTTATCATCCGTTTATTAAATTTTACTTAAATCCAACATCTCTCAATATTTCATAGCACTTGGTGATATACCAATCATAATCTAAGTCAATAGGTATCTCCTTTGTTAATCGCATCATGGGTCTGCACTTCTCAGACATCGGCACAGTGTGACCCGTCTTAGCATAAATAAGAGCCGTATTAGTCGCTGTACTGTGATAAAAGCGTACAACCTTACCTAAGTATTCCGTATCTTTTACTGCGCCACCATCGACCTTACAGAGCGTTAGAAACGCATTCATTCTAGTGCATCCTCTCACTGTGTCTTCAATAAATGTTCCGTTCTTTAAAAACTCGGCAACAGCTTCCGAGCAAATCATATTAGATGTATTTTTATCAATCTCAAGCTCAGATGGTTTTGTGTAATAGGAATAAGCACCTTTACGTTTAATCTCACCATTGGTTTTAATGGCAAAATAATTATTCACATCACGACTGTGGATAGATTGATAATGGGCATATTCCATATTGAATCCAGTATCATGCATCCACTGTGAAATGATATCCGTCACAAGCTCGCTATTGCGTGGTGACCTAATTACCACACCATCTGTGTTAGCCGATACACATTGCACACCTGCTAAGTGTAATCGCTCAATAAGCATTAAAAGGGATAATTGACCTGTCACTGTCACAGCAACTAAGAGCTTTGGCGCAAACAAAATACTATACTCTGAGCCAAACTTACCAAATGACCCATTGAGCAAAATCTTATAACACGCATCAATAATTTTATCTTTTACTTTCTTAGCCTGAACACGTTTATCTAATGCGCCTTTATATACTTTTAAGAATATATTACCCAGTTGCTCTGGGTATAACTGAAGTAACATAATGATTGATGGATAATAAGAGGTCACATCCGCATCAATAAGCTCGAAATCATCATCCGAAAAGTGAGATATTGATTTCTCAGTTGAATGCAAACCACCTGAGCCAAGCTGATACCCAACACCATCAATAATAATCATTGTGTTTTTAAGAAGCTCTGAGCGCATCTTACCGCCCACAAATTCAAATCGCTCAGTCTTTAAGTCTTGTAATACTTTTTGAAGTTCTGGTGTTTTAAACTCAATAAACTTAGGTGCGCTATAAGTGATAATTGCATTCTCATCAACTTTACCTTTATAGATTTCACGACCTAAGAAACCTTCAACTTCTTTCTTGATAATGGCTTCAGCCATCTGTGCATCAGATTTTGAGCGAATGTCTAGTTTATTCTGTTTACCCACACTATCTCTAAGTTGTATTTGTGGGTAAAGAAAGTTATAAAGATAGGCTGTTGCTTCACAGTCATTAAGACAATACCTACGCACAATAGTCATTTGGTCATAATTTAAATCAATACCTGCTTTGAATGGGAGGTCTTGAATATTTGGGCAATTAAGTCTTGCAGCATATTGCTTTAATGATGCCTTACCTTTTGATACCTCAATCAAATCAATGTGGTCTAAATCAAGTTGCTTAACCTTGAAATGTTTTAAGACTTGATAGGGTCTTGATTCCTCCAAAATAAGCATCTCAGTGGCTCGCCATAGCTCGGAAAAACTTTTCCCATGCAATGCCATTGCTAAGATAACAGAGTCGAATTTGATGCCATTAAAGCTAATTAAGGTATGGTTGTTCACAAACCATGTGAGTAAAGGAATATCTAATTCGTAATCATCATACTTTTCAAAGTAATAGCATTTACCCGTGCGATATCCAACAAAGAATATTAGGAAGTAATTACCATAAATCTCAATATCGAACACAAGTTCTTCATCAAAAGGCTGATTGAATGATGCCCACAGGTTATATTGATATGACTGTGAATCCTCTAAGTTAGGAAGATAGTCTGGTTCTTCCCATGTGCGTGAAGGAATAATAGCTTGTTGCTTTTGTTTCTTTGGTCGTATCTCGGTTTCACCACCAAATAAATCAAAATGAAATTTAATATTTTCTTGAACACCAAAATACCGTTCAATCTTTGTATTGACATCATCTTCAAATACATTACAAATCAATCGGTATTCTGATTCTGTGATTTTAACAAGCACATCATCTTCTGATGCCAAATCATTTTCATATAGCAATTCTAAAATATTATCATGTGACCAGTCACAATAATGCGCTAAATCAAATGAGCTAATATACTTAGCCATTCATCTCTCCATAAATTTTAAGCAATAAAAAACCTTGAATTGATTTTATAACAAGTCAAGGTTCTCTGTAAAGCAATTATCCGTTTGGATGTATTGTGTTCTGTATAAACCAAAAAAGAATTGCACCCATCGCAGTGGCAATTGCGCTACCTGCCCAATAGATTAATTTCTCTAATGCAATTATTTTTTTTTCTAAAAAACCAGTATGCACCATCTTAAGTTCGGTTTCATTTAGTTTTTGTTCAAGATTATCTATTTTAGTACCAAACCGCTCAAAAGTCTTTTTTGTGAGTTCGGAGTTTTCTTGTGAACGTCTATCACGCTCATCTAATTTGAGAACGACTGTATTCATACTTAGTGCTATATCAGATAATTGTGTGCATAGCCGTTTCACTGTGTCTTTTATCTCAGTTAAATCTTTTTCGAGATTGTCCACAGTGGACTCCGTTTGAAGAAGACGAGTCAGTTCAGTGTTCTCTGGTTTGCCTTGCCAGAATTCACTCATCGTATTTTACCTGACTTAAGAATTAATGCTAAATCAATAGCACGAGATTTAACTTGTTTTGCCCATTTAGAATCCATCATTTCAATAGATGCTTGAGTTGTTTTGCCTTCTTCAATGAGTTTCAACGTGTGTTTGAATGCAAGTAATCCTTTAATACCTAAATTAAATGCCATATTAATTAACACATATTGTGTATTATTATCTAATTTGATGAACCAAGGTAATGCTTTGATGAGCTGCTCTTCAACTTGTGTGCAACAGAGTTTTAATAAATGGTCTGCTTTTTCTTCTGTGATTCCAACCGTTTTAAGTGATTGTAATTCATTGGCAGATAAATGAAGTGGATTGGCATCTAAATTATAACCATATCCAATGGTGAGTTTTCCTGCTGTGCAGTGATATGTTTTAGCACGAAAACCTTCGTGTTTTTTCAGATTGTCTGCTTGTATTTGATTAATCGGCATTTGAGTACATCCTTATAACTAGAAATTCGTGATACGGGCAAGCATACCACATATCACGAATTAAGTCACGGAGTTCTAGTCTTCTAAAATCACATACTTTTGGTCTTGAAGGTATTTAACGACATCATCGATATGGCGATTAAATAATCCACATAATTCTTCCGCATCGGGTGCAGGTTCATCGTCTTCAATCATTTGAAGTGCTTCTTCGTACATCTCAACGAGGTCTTCGTTTTCGTCTTCAAGCTCGTCAATTCTGATTTCAGCAGCCGCTAATTTAACTTCATTAACTGCATTAATGGCTATTTGTGTTCTTAATTTACGTTCAAGGTCACGATAATCATTTTTTAATGACATAAAATCATCTAACAAATCAGCGTCCCAACTATCTAACATATCAACAATATTTCCCATTTTAATATCCACTTGAGTTAAAACCATTATCACCACGAGCTGAATTACTTAGCTCACTAACCTCTTCATAGTTAATTAGATTCACAGGTATTGTGAGTAACTGTGCAATCTTATCGCCTACTTTCACATTATACGCATCATAACCATGATTGTACAAATGAACCATCACTTCACCTGTGTATCCACTATCGACACACCCAGCACCCACCTCTATGTTGTGCTTTACGGAAAGACCACTGCGAGACCAAAGGAGACCCACATAACCTTCTGGTACATCAATTCTTAGATTTGTGTGAATAACTTTACTCGTACCAGCAAAGATAACGATGTCTTCACTAGCATACACATCTTGCCCAGCATCAAGAGGGTTATTTCTTGTCAATTTACCTGATTGAACTTTACCTATTTGTTGTGCTTCAAGTGAATCCACACGGCTTTGTAAATCTTCCATCACATAAATTAAAAAATCAATTCTATCATCACTACTCATAAATACCCCCTTTTGTAAATGGCGTAAAACAACTGTTACGCACGTTAGTTATTAAATTAAATACATATCTCACAGAACCTTGATGCTCTATTCTCTGTGAGTACAATTTACACATATCCTTACTTGGACAATGACTATTAAGGCAAACTTTCTTCATTGATAAATCCTAATTCAAATTGTTTTTTGGTTATTTCAATTAAATAATTAGTATTTTCAATCCTAAGATTGGTCAGCAATAGTTTATAGGTAACGTCTTCTTCATCATTAAGAAGTCTAACGGCATAACAAATACTATCCATTAGTTCTTCTTTTAAATGCTGTAACCACTCTGATTCAGTTAAATCTGTTCGCTCAAGGGTAACGCCATACTTTTTTAATCCAGTCTCAGCACGGTGCTGAAACTCTTTTTCAAGTTGTTGTGCTATTTTTTCATCAGTTGTGAATTTTAACACTTCACAGATACTATCTTCTATCTTACTCATAATGTGTTATCTGGTGGAAAAAATAAATAATGTAAAAAAGCAACAGCTAAAACTAATTGCCCATATAAAACTACATCAAAAGGTTGCTCACTCATTTCTTACTCCTCACACATCGTTTATTTGCATTACTATTAAGCAGATTAACTACATTGGAGTGCTGTAATTCTATCGCTTTTTGAGTGCATTGTGCAATAGTTTTAAAATGAAGTTTATCTATATCCACAGAAGAACCATTCAATGCAATGGTCATTATAACCCAACTCATCTATCAACCTCCACCCATTGTTTGTCTTTCCAATAAACTTCTTTAAAAATGATATCATTAGAAAGTTGTGATAAAAATAGTTTTATCTTGAGTTTATATACATCTGTCAATAAACCTTTTGTGTCTTCAATCACAACATCTGAGCCTTTAAGATATTTAAAATCAGATACATATTCCGTTTTACGATGTGTTTTACCTTTACGTTTAAAACCATCCATTAAAACAAATCGAGGTTGAAGCTCTAAGTCTTTAATTCGTCCCAGACGCTCTTCTTCCTTAAGAAATTCGTATCGCTTGGCTTCAACCTTTGAATCAAATGTGTGACCATCAACAACTGTCTTTATAGCAGAATACTTTGAACCAGCTTTACGTTTAAACATCATCGCATATACGCCTTTACAATTTCTTTTGCGATACCACTACGCACAATATCCTCTACATCAAATTTTACAATACCCACATTATTCACATAAACAAGTCTTCTCATAGCATCAGCAAGACCACTACGCTCACTGATATCCTGTTGGTCTAAGTCACCATCAATTATCACCTTGACTCCTTCCCCAATACGGGTCAAAAACATCCGCATTTGGCTCTCAGAGCAGTTTTGAGCTTCATCCAATATAACTATAGCATCGTTAAATGTCGTCCCTCTAAGGTACGCTAACGGCTTAAATTCGATGACTCCTCTTTTGAGATAATAATCAACAGTAGATTTACCCAGTCTACGATTAAGAATCTCAAGCATTGGTAGCATATAGGGTGCAGTTTTATCTTCTAATTCACCTTTAAGAAAACCAATATGCTCACCTGCTTCCACAATAGGGCGTGTGATAACAAGTTTGCCAATATTTTTTAATTGAAGTTGTTGCGCTGCGTAGCTTAATGCTACGAAACTTTTACCGCAGCCAGCTGCACCGATACCTACTGTGATAATATTTTGTTCAATAGAGCGTAAATAAGCCGCTTGTTTTGCGTTCTTAGTTCTTACTTCCTGTGGTTCACGTTGATAATTATTAGGGATAATTTCTTCATTCAATACTTCCCATTTTTGCGTAATATTCTTTTGCGCTCTTTTTCGTGACATAAATATCCTTGTGTAAATCAATATAATTAATTATGTTCAGACAATTTGGTAATCCTATCAATAACATCTTGTTCTGGCATGGTATCACTTTTTAAAATATTTTCCTTTGCCCACAATGGTTGAAAATTACCATAGTGATTTAATTTAATGATTTCTTCCTCTGTTTTAGCTGATGATATAGGAATAATATGGTCTAAATGCCATTCACCCCTATTATTCCACGTCATTCCATCTTTAAATTGATTTTCGATATGTTTCATAAAAAAATCAAAATCACATCCAAGTATGCTTTGCGTTTTTGATTTTTTAGAATAACCATTTCGATGAAGTGACATTCGTATTAAATTTCGTATTCTATGGGTAATGGCATATATGTGGTCATTCTTTCTTCTATTTAAATAATATTTGTTAATAGTATGTTTATTTTTCTTATTATTTATCCTTTTTAACTCTCTTATCCTTTCAATATTATTTGACACATATTGTTTTATAATATGCTTATTATTTTTATAATATATCGCTTTTTTTATTTTTATTTCTTCTTTATGTGATTTGCGATATTCAAATCCATATGCTTTTAATTCTTCTTTGTTATTTAAATAATAGTTTTTTCTATATTCTTTATGTTTTTCAGGTTTTTCATAATAGTGTTTTTTACGTTTAATACTGTCACACGGTTTGCAATATGAACCAACCCCATCAGGTGAACAATTCTTTTTATAAAAATCGTCTGTTGATTTCTCTTTCTTACAACCAATACAAATTTTTGTCACCATGATATTACCAACAAGTATTTGCAACTTGATTAATCAGATAAACCACAATTGAAAGCAATATGGTAATTGATATATCTTTGTTTTCTTCAATTAATTCTTGCATTTTTTTTATTCCAAAATAGAGGACATAGTGCGCTATGAAACGCACTATGTCAAAACAATTTATTTTACTGGGCAAACCCCGCCAACACATCCTTCCTGACTTTCAATTTCAGTAAAAGACCCTGTTGTTTCAACTGGTTTCAAATTGGCAACATATTCATTATATGCTTCTTTTGTTACAACTTCTTGTGGTAAATATTGATAACCTAAATCAGCGGCTGTTTTTGTTGGGTCAGCACGATATAAAAAACTAACACCAACATATAGATTCCAATTCTTTAAAAGCCAATTAACAATATCTTCTACTTCATCTGGTGAATAACTAATTGTCACAGATGTGTTCTGTTGTGTCCAGTTATTTTGTAGCAATGCATATCTTTCAAGTTGCGAAATAGCCGATTCAAGATTAACCTCCATACCATTCCAATAATCAAACGGCACATCATCCCATGCAACAGGGAATGTCACAATACAACTTGTTGTATCATTTGGATGAGGTATTATTTTATATCCCGCATCACGAAGCAAATTCAAGTTTTCATCATGATTACTAAAAACAACATTATTAAAAATATATTTTCCAAGTGGTTTATGAACACCTTCTGTTGTATCCATAATCTTAGATAATGTACCACTTGGTTTAACACAAGTTACATTTTTTGGTCTTTGTGTTCCAAGCTCATCTGCCATTGAATAAGCCGCTGATGTGGCAATTCGTTGCATTGATTGATAATCATACGCAACCAAATCAGGTCTTCTGGCAATACCTGTTAATCCAACGCCACACAGTCTTAAAAACTCATTATTTAAATGCCATGCTTCTTGAAGAATACCATCTTTTAAATTAACTAATGTTTGACGATAATTAGCTCTAGCCACAATATATAGTGTTCTATTTAAACCATCTGTGTCACCATGAAATTTACCAATATCAATTTCAGTTAAATTACAGAATGATTTATTGCCCAATAGAATTTCAACACAAGGATTACATCCAGCAAACCAAGGGGCGCGTTTTTTAGCCACTTCAGCATTAATAAACGCTGGTTCTGAGCCACCCGATAACTCCATTAATTCAAAAATTTTTGTAAGTTCTGAATGTGTTGGCTCGGTATGAAATACAAGAGAATTATTGGATTGACATCTATGTGCATTATCATATAGCCAAAAATCTTTTTTAGCCGTTGCAAATTCTTTTGCTTCATAATCAGTAACGTCCAATATGGCTATTTGTGCTGAACGTCTGCTGCTCAAAACAGTGCCAAGATGATTCATAATGTCAAGAATATCAATAGCCGATAATAAGTTTCCAGCTCTCTTAGACATTATTTCAACAATTCTTGAATATGCTTTCACAATAGCATCATCGCCAGAACTAATCCAACCATAACCGCGCAATCTTTCACCCGCTGGACGCAATTGTGAAAAATCAAGAATCAGTTTATCTGCTAATTGTTTACCAGCTAATATCTTTCCTATTGATTTTGCCCATGCTTCAGCAGAATCACCAATTATAATTGTCCATGTTTTTGTATCCCTATCAAATGTTTCAACATTATTCTGATTTCCTAACTTATCGCTTCTTGTTGACCTAATAATTTCTACGTTAGCAATAGCCTTGCTAAACCCATTTAATGTACCACGAACAGGTTTAAACCCAACGCCACAGCCTTGTAACAATAACCAAAAGCAATCAACAACATCATACACGGTTTCAACATTTGTGAATGAGCAATTAAATTGTGAACTTTCTCTCTTTTTAGATAATTCTGTTCCACCGAGCCACAGACTTCTGCCTGACATTAATGCTTTTCTTTCAAGCATTAATTCACGAAGTTCTGATAATTCATTTAGTTCAGATTTATTTAATTTTGAATGCTTTGCTCGTTCCCATAACCATTTTTGATGACCAATAACACGGTCAACTGTTTCATTCCAAGATTCAAAAGAACCGTCTTCTTTTGGTCTATTATATGTTCTTTTTGTAATAATTTCTGCTCTTGCACTTATTTCATTCATAATTTAGCTCTTTTAGTTAATAAATCTTTAAAAATAACTTGTCTTTCTTTAGCACGAACTACATCAAATCGATGATTATTTTCATCAATTACTTTTGGTTTAATTGGCATAAATGGTACTGACCACAGGTTTATTGGGGGCAAGTCAATATCCGCCCAATTTAAATTATGACTCAATTATCAAACACTCATCAAATAAACAAACATAGCAATCTTAGCTACTATGCCAGTACTCACACCAATTATCGCCAACATCACCAAATAAGCTAATGTACCGTTTATATATTCCATAATTATTCCCATGTTGGTTTATTTTTTTCAATGTTTACAGCTATCTTATCAACAACTGCTTGTAAATCATGTGTCATTGCAATATATGTTCTTGATACTGTTGTATCACCGCGAATATGTTCACGCAAATAATGCACACAAAAATCAGCAATGTCGGTATTACTAAACTCACTTAAACTTGCCCTAATCTGGTTATATGACATCTCACTCATATTCTCCCCTCCATCTTCAAGATTGTGAAAATTAGAAACCATATGACATCTCGGAATCATCTAAAACTGAAATTATTTTATCAAATGCCACGTCAAAAAGACTAGCTTTATTTGACTGTGAATCAAAGTATGGTTGATTAATCCATATGTTTAAATCAATTTCTACGATTTCTGTGAATCTCATAATAAATCTCTCAATAGTTCTGGATGTTCTACTTGTGACATAAGTTGTTCAATAAAGGAATCCCAATACTTATATCGATGACCTTTTCTTTGTGCAATGATTGTTCTTAGTGATTGATAATTAATAGTCACTTCACGAGTTTGTAGATATCCTTCAGGTAATGCATCTTTTAATTCCACAATGCCAATATCACCATCTTTATATGATTGCCAAACTACACGGAACATATCAACAGCAATACGAGGTGTGTTGATTGAAAAGTCTTTATTTGTTGGTGCGCGTTTATTGAGCTTATGCATTGTACTTGCTGAGTTCTTAGTGATGAATTGATAAGTATCAAATTCTGCCCAAAATGCACGGGTTGCACGAACATCCATCCACACATTAATGCTGCGTAAGAACTTATTGTGACCACCATCTTTATTTGCTAGTACTTCTGCGCGTTTAATTGACTTATCTCTCTGTGTTTCCCACCATGCATCGATATCGGCTGATTCATCAAGATAGCTATATGCCATTCCACGCAAAGACCATTCGTAGCCATATTCACCTAGTATCTTAACGTACATGACGAATCCCATATCCTAACACAATTAAACCAGAAATAATGCCAAATGAAATACCATATGGTTCACCAAATTTAATGGAAATTGACATACCAATGATTAGGATTGAGCAAAACAATAGGAAATAACCTAAAAATATAGACATCACATCATCATATGCTTGCATTGTTTCTCCGTCTTTCACGCTTGGCTTCATTTGCTTGTTTCCCATATTTAAGATAGTCTTGTCGTCTTTTTTCTTTAACTGCTTGAGGGTTTTCTGCCCTTTCTTTTGCTCGTTTTAACCTACGAGCTTCATTCTCTCGCTCATATTTTTCTCTGCGCTTTGCAAGTCTTCTTGCTTCACGACCATATTCTGTTTGCTCTAATGGCGTTAAGACGGTTGAATAACGAATGTTCACACCTTCTATTGCGTTACCATCTTTATCGAATGCATAGCTACCACTCATCATAACTATTAACCCTATTCTTTCAAAAATCGTATCAATAATACCCATGTTAAATCTCAAAAAGGAATATCAGATTCAGTAAATTCTGATGCTGATTTCGTATCAATAATTATTTCATCCACATTTTCTGGAATGAACCCATCTGCAAATTTAACCTTTTTTACATTAAGGTACTTACCTTTTTGTGAAACCAATATCTCTGTTGGTTTAGGTAATTGTGCCACATACGCGAGCGCACAGTCAATCGTTTTTGGACATTTACCAATGACCCTTTTTGCCCACCAACCATATGCCATGCCACGTTGAGGTGAACCTAAAGGGTTCTCAAAACCCACCCATTCAGTCGCACCTAGTGTGGCTGAATTATATTCAACACGAAGCATCGGAATACCTGTTTTACGGATAATATGCTTTGAATACTGCACATCATAAACTTCATACCATTCATCTTCTATTTCATGATTAACGATTTTGGTACGAGGTTCTTTTGCAATAATTTCTTGTGTTGATGCCGTGTGAGTTATCTTTACTTCAAACGGAAAGTCATGTCCGCATTCTGGGCAAACTCTCACAGAAGGATGACTTATTGTTTGGCAATAAATACACGTCTTTACAGGAGGATTACCACCCTTTCCTTCCCCTTTCATCTTAGGTATCACTGGGTCATTAATCATTCCTAATCGGGCAATCGTTCCTGAGAAGTCAAGACACAATGCGCCATTAGGTTTTATACCCGCTGAAATCGCTTCTAATCGCCCTTCCTTGGTCGATAAGTCATAACCCTTGGCATACACTGGGCGAGTTGCTCTTCCGTACCTCTGGATGTACCTAGCGGTTGATGTGGTTGGTGCTAAATCAATCACCATGTCAATCTGAGGAATATTTGTACCCGTTGTTAAAACCATTGCATTTACAGCGCAGCGATACTTACCATCTTTAAAATCTTGAATAGCGGTATCGCGCTCATCATTACTCATCTTTGAATGCACTGCTACCGCAGGGATACCGAATTCATCATTAAGCATATCTGTGATATGAATCACATGGTCAATACTTGTGGCAAAACATATCCAGCAATTACGGTCATGTCCATACGCCACCGCTTCTTTTAATGCTTCACGAGTGACTTCAATCTTATCAACTGCTTGCGCTAATTGTTTTGAATTATAATCACCCGCAGTAATCTTAACTCCTGTGACATCTAATTGAGATTTGGTTCTTTTAGATGTCAGTGTGGCAAGATAGCCTTCTTCAATAAACCAATTGAATTCATGAAAACTTGTTAAATCAATTGAGAAACCATCAAAGATAGGATGGTTCTCTGTAATCAATCCGTGCCCAAGACGATAACAAGTCGCAGATAATCCCACTACTTTGAGATATTTATTTTTAGCTTCTAAAGCCTTAATAAACTTCACATAGGTAGTGGTTTCATTTCCGCTAATTGAATGTGCTTCATCCACAATCACTAAATCAATTTTGCCGAGTAAATCTGCATTATTGGCAATACTTCCTATTCCACAAAATGTGATTTGAGAAATATCTTTTTTACCAAGACCAGCAGAATAAATACTCGATGGTGCTGTTGACCAAAGTCTCTCAAGCTCGTTATAGTCTTGTTCAACTAATTCTTTCACATGAGTAACCACAACCACTCTAAGTCGTGGGAACTCAAATAATAATTGCTTAATTAACCCTGCAAGCAAAAGAGCTTTACCCACTCCCGTTGGAGCTGCGATAACAGGATTACCTTTGCCCGCACGAATAAAGGCGAGCGTTTCATCAATAGCTCTTTGTTGATAACACCGTAGTTTTACTTGTGACATTTTCTACCTCTATGATAATTGACGCATTGACCATTTTTCACATCCAATTAATGCGTTTTCTTTGGGTATATCACAATTAAATCGCTCACAGTTCCAAGCACCATGCACTTCTTTGCTTGGGAAACTGTACTCACAACTACGACAATTCACATCGACATTATCAACATCACTCATGTGACAAAGAAATACAAAATCACAATATTTACATTCAAACTTCTCTGCACTTTCATGCATTCTTTGTGGAGGAAGTGTGGCATAAATTATTTCTTCTGCTCTGTCTAAATGGATACCCGCGACATAATTCTCACGCTCAATAATTTCAACATAGATATCGGAATCATCTTTATTAATAGCCATATAAAGTGAAAAATTAAGTTTTAGTTTATCCATCCCAATCTGCATTTGGGTATAGTGAACAGGCTTAGATTTAGCCACACCTTCCTTAACGAGTTTTTTAAATGTCTTAGATGAATTCGTTTTAAACTCAAGCAAACAAGGTTCTTCCAAGTTAGGTATATTGACCGCAATACCATCACTTGAACCACCAAAATGCCCATTAGCATGGCTAAAATTAAATTGTTTACCTGTTTCAGGGTCAAATTGTTTAATCTCAGCACCAATGCATTCCAGCATTGCAATGAATACTGCTTCACTTAAATGCCCTGTGTTAAATAATCTCAGCATTCTACCTGAGAATTTTTCAGGTTTAATCCAATGATATGAATACCACAGTTTTCGGTCACAAGGGTCACCAATTAATGATGCACCTAAATGTGACCTAACAGGTTTTAAATCTGATGCACGATAGGCATCAGACATTAACGGCAACCATTTGGCTAATGACTCACGATATTTACTACCTTGGTCAGCATACATAGCATCTTCAATTTGTTGTTTAATGCTATCTGCAACAAACTGTAATGAGTGCTTATAAGTCATCTTGTTTACCAATTGTTTTTGGTACGCAATACGCGCGAAGACGTGAAGTCATTGTGAAATTTTGTTTGATATCATCAATGATTAGATTCTTTACTTGTTCACAAGTAACTTTGTTTGTAAACTCATAACCACCTTGTGATAATCCGTTTGCATTGCCTAAAATTAAAATTAAAATAAATGTATTCATCTCTCTCTCTCCAGATAAGGTTAAGGGTGGTCGGTTAGTAACCACCCCTATTGGGTTATTTAAGCTGCGTTAAGCCATGCTGGTGCGTCTTCATCATGAGCATCAATAGCTTCACTTGTATTAGACACAGGTGGTCTTGGTGGCTTTGCTGGAGCTGTTTTTGGTGCTACATTTGGTGCAGTAGGTCTTGCCGCTGGAATAGCACTCACAGGTGATGGAATATTTCCCGTTAATGACACAATAAACGCAACACCTTCAGGTGAATTCAATGTTTGTTGTTGTGATACCAATGGTTCATCTTCACCACGAACTTCAGTTAACACAGAATAAAAACCTTTAATGTTCACATTCACACTTGGACGTAATTCGCCTGTTGTGCGGTCAGCATATGAATTAAATGCATGGTCAGCACGAACTTTAAATGGTCTATTGTGGACTTCAATCACACCAGACTTAGGATAAATACCAATAGCAAGAAATAATGCTTTTAATTGTGATTTGCCGATATCAACAGCGCGTTGATTAGGATTACGAAGTGAATAGTACACTTTTGTTGTTGCGCCTTTATAAGCACCTTCAAGCACAGTTAATTCTAAATGCTGAACTAAATGTGTTTCTTCTGACTTACCTGCTGAAGGCTTGACTTCTGACCCTGTGATTGCAACAGTCACAACACCTTTAGGAAAACGTAATTGCGCTTCACCTGACGCTTCAACTGCATCCCATTGCCCAGCCATTTCTTGATAAAAATTCATTTTTGTAACTCCGTGTGGTTAGTTATGTGCTGGTTTTAGGCGAGACCAGCAACTCATGTAATAATGTATTATCGGTAGTTTTTACGTTTCTGTCAACGCTGGTGAGTCGGAAATGTCATATTGCCAACAATAATATTATTTTCATAATACTCTTTCTCACGTTTACGTTTGAGTCGTGAATCCCAATGTTCTAAGTAGGGTTGAATTCTCTTTTCATCTACCCAAACATTACAGATAATGTTATCAGGGGCTGGTATAGCACCGCTATACACAGCCATTTCAACCTGTTTCTCGGTCACATTAAGTCGTGACATGATATCTTGAACTGTTATCATTTTGAAAAATAATCACTGCCTTTAGCATCATAGATGGCTTGAGCAATACAATTCCAACCATCATTTTTTGTGATTGTAATATCACGCTCAAGACCGAAACGATTCTTTGAACGGAATCTTGCGTTCTGTACCACACCTAGTGTCACACCTTGTTCTCTATCAATATCCGCAGTATTCATCCCACTGCCCATACCCACAGGTGTTTTGGAGGTATAAAGCATACCAAAAATATCGCACCATTGTGTCACAAGTTCACGAGAACCAAATGATTTGGATGATTTAGGTGAATGCAATAATGCATCAGTAAAATGAAACTCTGTTGCGCTAATGGTATCGCGCTCTAGGTTAGTAAATACATGGCAAGAACAGCAAATGTTAATACCGTTATCAGCAAAGAAATCTAACCATTTTAAAGTGTCTTGCCAGATAGTATTGGACACATTATACGCATTACCATAGCCATTATGCGCGGATAACATAGTAAGTTTAGGGTTTGTTCTTGACACAGGGTCAAGAGCGATAACGTGCGTGTGGATAATACGCTCAAGAGCTGATAATGAATCCACAACAATGGATTGATATTCAAATGTACCAGCCATCACTAGTTCTGATAACTCACCAAATAATTCAATTAAATCGGTATATGACGCATCATGCATAGGGATAATGGCTACTTTTTCTCTATCCACATCCACATAGCCTTTTTCTAAAGCAATGAATACAGGTTTAGGTGCTGATGCGAGAAGTGTTGTTTTACCAATGCCTTCAATACCAGCCGCGATAAGGCGAAGACCTTCTTGTTTTGATTCTGTTGTTAATGCTCTGCTTAAAAAACTCATTTTATCTCTCCAGTTGTTTTGTCGTAATTGACGATTGTATATTAATTGTATTTGACGTTGTTGTCAACTTGATAATCCAACTAATTCTAAAATATAAGTCAATGTATCATATGACACATGGTGTGTAAGGCAATCCTTTGTTGATGCAGCAATCAGCTCACCATGACTCACCATGTCACAGGTAATGACGATATTACCCACAGATTTCAATCGTAGCACCAGCACGTTATCCTGTGGCTTAAATTGAACCACAACAAGTTGTTTGATATCAAAACTGACTACTGCACCATCTGAATCAGAAAATGCCACAAATTGTTGCTTTGGTTGTTTGTTATCTTTAGCCATTACACAACTCCCTTAACTAAGTCATGATGACGTATGTCATCGCGATAATACAATTTAAATACCTTATTTTTTCCACTTTTAAGCTCTAATGCGCGTGGAAACGCTTTACTTTCAATATGATGGTCTAAATAATTGCATGATTTATTTAGTCGCGCACATATTGCATTCTTGCTGATAAACAGCGATTCAAATTCATCTTGGGTCATTTCCATTCTCCATATAAAAATGCTAGTTTAATTCGTTTTTATGATAACGTCAATGTTTTAACAGCTCAATTATTTCAAGTTCTGCTTCAAGCCAATTCCGCTCTTCATTATCCGAACCTTCAAGCCATTTAAAGTACGCTGCCTTTTCCACAAGTTCACGATACTCATCGTATTTAAGTAACGCAGGTCTATGACGATATTGATTAGATATTAACTGCATTGTGTCTCCCTGCTATAAAGTCTAAATAAAGTGATGTGAAAAATGGATGTTCTTCAACCTGTAAAATCTTTCTAGGCTTTCTTTTTCTTGGAAATTTATCCAAATAGGCTTCAGTTGACACAACAAACGGAAGAATATCTTCGCGTCGGAACAGTCTGTTTCTGTTTGTTTCTAAAATACCCACAGAAGGTACTTTGTGTTTAATTAATCGCCCTCTGAGCGTCATTTGTTCAATTCCGAATTCATCTGATGCATCTTGGATTGTCATTGTGCCATTTGGTTTTGTACTATATTTAACTTCATTCATACATAGAGTCCTGCAAAAAACATTAAAGTTACAATCGGGAATAAAATTGCCACAAGCTCTAGCATAATTCTATCCATTATTTTATTTACTTGTTGTTGAGTCATTTCATATACCTTTTTAAAATTTCAATTACATCATATATACCTTCACAAATCTCACTATCACAATCATAATACTTTGCATCAGATAATAAAATATCGAGTTTTGCAATTGCTTCTTCTTTTTGATTCACCAGTTTAGTTACTATCTCTGCCCAATCAATATGTTCTTGATTTGTCATGTTTTTAACCTTAAAAACTGGATTGCTGTTTAACAATAAACACAATGAGTGAAAAAAGAATTATTGCGCCAAATATATAAATCATGGCTTGTTTTAACTCTTTCATTTTGTTTCCCCAATATGGCGGTAACGTACACCATAAGCAAACCCAATGGCTTTATCGCATAATACCCAAACTTCACTTCCTGTTACACCATAAGTCCATTCAAACTCAACCCAAGGGTCATCCCGTCTTTGCGCAACTTCTGCATATTTCATAATCATTTCAGCGTGTGGGTGTGGTGTGATGATTGGTTTGGGTCTATCGTATTTTGCTATTTGAAAACAGAATCGCCATGTGTCTTCACCAACCCAATAAAAATTTACTTCTGCTCTTTCTGCACATTCTGGTGCTTTACCCCAATCAACATTAACTTGCACACCTGTTTGCTTTTCGTTCCATTCATTTAAATATTCTTGAAAACCTTCGTTGCCATCCCACCATTCATCATGTAACAATGTTAATTCTTCAATTTGTTCGTTTGTTAACAAACTCATATTAATCTCCAGTATAATTATTTAGTTTTTCTTGACGGATAAAATCAAGTTCGTGTTCGGTAATGTGGTATTCATATTTACCACCTCTCCATGATACTTCTGCTTTACCAGCTTTTGTGGCTTGTGTAAAAGATGAAAAGATACCAACAACATAACTGTGAGATTCCCTATCTCCCCATCTTAATGCTTCTACTATAAAGAAACTCATTTCACTCCCCCAAACATCACATCAATATTTTTATCATCGCAAGCCATATTTCTAAATCGTGCATTATTTTGCCCAATAAACTGAGCTGAAAACAACTCATCAAATCGCTCATTGGTCTCACGCAACACTTCTGTTTCTTTTTTAGCCTGAAGCAACTTCAATGTTTCTTCAAATGTTCTTTTTTTCATCTCTTTTTAACCTCATAGGGTAAATAACTTTCTTCTTGATAATCTGGTATCTGTATTTCTTCATCGTCATCAAGTTCAATACCAGATAACCATGATTTCACATAGCCAATAACTAAATCACCAAAGTTATCTTCTCTCACACCCTGTGAATTTTCAACCTCAATAATATACACATCTTGGTCATAGCTAATACCAACAGTCAATAGGCATTGATACTTTGAGCCAATCCATGCAAACTCTTGTAAATACATAATTACCTCCGTTGGCAAGCATAATACTCTTTGTTTGATAAGAACGTCAAACTTTATTTTAAAAAATAGCCGAAAATATCTCTATCAACGGCTATGTTATTGATTACTCTTCAAATTTTATTAACTGAAACAATTCATTGTTACGCATTGTGATACCACCAATATTAGTATCGTAGACCCGATAATATCCTTTGTAGTGATAATATTCTATTGTTCCCACAGTTAAAGAACCAATAAGAACACCAATTGAGAATGAGATTAAACAGAATTTAAACATTAGTTTATACTCCCATATTTCCCTGATACACAGTATGCTGAAACCAGCTCCGTTTTGTACTTAGAGAGCTTGTAGTCGCTATAGGCGTGTACTAGTTCAAGTTTTGCATTATCACACGCTGTGGGTGATTCAAACTGTATTGATACTGTATTCATTTGTGAGACTACACTCACATAGATTGTGAAGATTAGTGTGGTCATTATTTCTCTCCATAAATTTTAGAATAATTCACATGACCATTCCAGTCCGCAGCTTCAATCAAAGATGGCATAAAGTATTTATTTGGCTCGTCTTTTGTGGTCGGATAAAATATACCATTAACTTTCTCAAAATGTACAGACTTTTCGTATTCTGTACAATTATCAATAAAATCAATAATCGCATCTACATCGTAATTTTCATTAAATAATAAATGACAATCACCAATCCGATAACACAAGTCTCGCAGTTCACGAGTGACCATCGCTTCTCTGCAATCAAGTCCAGAATAAAGCAGTATCTCAATAAACTCTAAATAATCACAGTCATTCATAATGATATCAGCAATACACATTAAATCACGCTGTAATTGCTTCTCACGAGCTAAACGTAACTTTTTGATGATAGTGCCTGCTCGTTCAATTTCTATTAGATCAGAAGGTTCTTGTGGGTATAGAGCTGTTTGTAATTTGTCCATTAATCCTCCAAAAAATCAGAAATCTTATCGCTAAAAAACTCAATGAACATCCCTAATGCAATTAGGGTTTCAGAGGTTATTGATAAGCAGATGTAAAGCAATATCACGGGTATTTTTAATGCAGTGATTAACTTATTCATCTCCAGTCCAGTATTTTATTAATTCATCAAAGTCTTCAGGCAATATCTGATTCACAGAATGCTCATATATGCCGAAATCAATTCGTTTGCCTGATATCATATAGAAACGAATCACTTTGTGCTTGATATCAAAGCTCATATATTCGACATTTGCGTTATTTATAACAATAACTTCATTATTTTGTAATCTAATGCTTGAATGGCTCATTTGTTTTTCTCCAAAACTATATCAGTTAAATCATCAATTATTTTAATCAGCTCATCAGTGTGATGGTCTGGTACGTTAGATTGCATAAAAACGTACATCTCTAAGCCGGAAAGCAACTTTAGGATGCGGAGTGCTTGTTCTTTATTCATTTTCTACTCCTATTTTGTGCGAGATTTCAGCAAAAATAATGCCTTCTTCAAATGCTTTTTGTTCAGATTTAGTGCCGTATGCTTTTGAAATTCTTTCTCTAAACTCGGGGTTAAAAGGCTCGCGCTTTAAATCATCCTTGGCTTTTGCATAGCCCCGCTGATACATCTCACGTGCCGTTTGTGCTGGCTCACGTTTTTGTGGTGCTAGGTCTAGTTCAGCTTGTATATCCCAGTACAAATCATAATGAGTTTCTTTTAATTCGCGCAGTGTATCTCGCACTCTTTTTAACAACTCTCTTTCTTTACTCATAAATCACCCACACTTACTATCACCACAATTAGTACACGTCATACAGCCATCCATTAGTATCAGAGCTTTGACATTGCATTTGGTGCAGAGTTGCATCTCAACACCTTTGGCTTCTTTTTTCTTAGCTTCTAAGTACGCTTGTTGATGTTCATCCACTTCAACTTTAATAACACCTATGCTTATTAAATGTTGCTCGATAACTGTTCCTATTTCTGCTACGAGCGATGGCATATACACACCACCTTTTTTGTAATAACCGCCTTTCGGGTCAAACACATTCTTAAGTTCTTCAACTAAAAACGTAGAGTCACCACCTTTTCTCCACACTGCAGACACTAATCGTGTCAATGCAAGTACCCATTGGAAATGATCCATGTTCTTTGAATTGATGAA